CGGGGACGAGGCGGCGGAGTATCAGGGATGCGCCGAGGGGGTCTCGGTCGCGTCGGGGCATATCGTAGCGGTGTTGACGAGGGTGGAGGAGGGGAGATGAGCGACACCATGGCCGAGTACTCAGAGTTTTTAGGATCAAAAGCGCCGTCAGCGCCGTCTTTTGGGCTATCACCAAGCGGCACAAGCGCAATCCTTTATCCATTTCAGCGGGCTATAACCGAGTGGGCCATCAAGCGCGGGCGGGCGGCCGTATTCGCTGACTGCGGCCTCGGCAAGACGCTTATGCAGCTTGAGTGGGCCCGCCAGTCCGGGGAGCGCGTCCTGATCGTTGCCCCGCTTAGCGTCTCAGATCAGACGATTGGCGAAGCGGAAAAACTCGGGATGGAGGTCACTTGGGCCGACCGGCCGATTGACGGCAAGGGCGTCTTTATCACCAACTACCAGAAATTGCAGCACTTCGTTGACGGCGGATATGATGCCATCGTGCTCGATGAAAGCAGCATCCTGAAATCACTGGACGGGAAAACCCGGACAATGCTGCTGCGTAAATTCACGGACATTCCCCGCAGGCTGTGCTGCACGGCGACCCCTGCCCCAAACGATCTCTCAGAAATTGCCAACCACTCGGAGTTTCTCGGGGTTATGCCGCGCAATGAAATGCTGGCGAGCTTTTTTGTCCATGATTCCGATGGGGCCGGGGCCGGGAAATGGCGCATCAAAGGCCACGCCCAGGATGCTTTCTGGAAATGGGTCGCGAAGTGGGCGGCGTACATCCGCCGTCCATCCGATCTCGGATTTGACGATGGAGACTTCCTGCTGCCCGAACTGACCATCCGCGAGGAGGTTGTCTGCTCAGACTGGAGACCCGAGGGGATGCTATTTGCCGGGGCCCTTGGGGGAATTCAGGAGCGCAGGGCTGCGCGGAAGTCAACTATCATCGACCGCGCGGCGGCTGCAGCGAAGCTGATATCGGAATCCAGCGACCAGTGGCTTGTGTGGTGCGGGCTCAACGACGAGGCCAAGGCGCTGCAATCTGCGCTCCCCGGATCGGTCAATATCGAGGGCTCGACCCCAGATACCGAACGAGTGAGCGCCGAGCGAGCATGGCGATCCGGACAAACAAAGACACTGATTACCAAGCCGTCCATTTTCGGATTCGGAATGAACTGGCAGCACTGTCACAAGATGTTGTTTCTCGGGATAGGTGATTCGTATGAGCAATATTACCAGTCGATCCGCCGATGCTGGCGATTCGGCCAGAAGCACAACGTGGAGGTAGTGATTGTGGTAAGTGAGCAGGAGCGTGAAATCGTGGAGAACGTGCGGCGGAAAGAGGCTATGTCCTCAGAGCTATCTGCATCGGTAATCGAGCACTCCCGCTCGGCCATGATCGACGAGATTATCGGAAGCGACAGCGCAAAGGTGGAATACTCCACAGCCGAGAAATCCGGGGACGGCTGGACGATGAAACTCGGGGACTGCATCGAGCGCGTCCGGGAAATTGGTGACGGCGCAGTTCAACTATCGGTCTTTTCCCCTCCATTTGCATCGCTTTACACCTACTCGGCCAGCGACCGGGATATGGGCAATAGCCGGGATTACGATGAATTCTTCGCGCACTTCCGCTTCCTGATTCCCGAGATACTCCGCATCACGCAACCGGGACGGCGCTGCCTCGTCCATTGCCAGCAAGTGACCACGACCAAGACGACTCACGGCGTCATTGGATGGCGTGACTTCCGGGCCGACATTGTGCGGGCGTACGTCGATAGTGGATGGGTTTACGACGGCGAAGTGGTGATCGACAAAGACCCGCAGGCCCAGGCCATCCGTACCAAGTCGAAGGCGCTGATGTTCGTCCAGAAGAACAGGGACAGTTCGTGGTGTCGCCCCGCCATGGCGGATTACATCCTCTGCTTCCGGCATCCTGGCGAGAACACAGTCCCGATTGTGCCTGACGTGTCCAACGAGGAGTGGATCCAGTGGGCACGTCCGATTTGGTACGGCATCCGGGAGTCCGATACCCTTAATGCGGCAGCCGCCAGAACCGAAAAAGACGAGCGCCATATCTGCCCGCTCCAACTCGGGACCATTGAGCGGTGCGTGAGGCTGTGGAGTAATCCCGGCGAGACCGTATTTTCCCCATTCGCCGGCATCGGGTCCGAGGGATATGTGGCGCTCCAGTATGATCGGAAATTCATCGGGATTGAACTGAAGCCGGAATATTGGCGGCAGGCGTGCGCGAATCTGGCAAACGCAAAGCGGCAGATTGATTTGTTCGCGCAGACGGTATAGGGGGGCGCCAGTGCTCTATTTCGAGGTCAGAAACTTCAAGGAATACCAGCACTATTCCAAGCGGAACCCCCCATGGATTCGCCTCTATTATCGGCTCCTCCACGACCGGGACAAGATCGACGACATCGACGGATTCTTCGCTGATTTCAAAACCGGATTCAAGACCAGGGATTGGTGGGATCGGCACAAGAAAATGAACCGGCACCACCTTGCCGAACAAGCACCGCTGGACGTGACGTTGATCGACGTTCTCGAATACATTGCCGACTGCGTGATGGCCGGCATGGCGCGTTCGGGAGAGATCTACGAGATTGACATTGATCCCGAAGTGCTCATGAGAGCATTCGATAACACCGTTGAGCTTCTCAAGAACAACGTCACGTTGGAGCCAGAACCGGAGTTTTAGCAGGGGGAGAGACATGAACGCTTCGCAATTCCTGGAGGGCTTGGTTGCGTCCTACCCTCCGCAGGTGCGGCCTGATGCTGAGTACGTTAAGCAAATCGCGCAATACCTGAAACGCAAGCATTACAGTAGCCAGGAGCTTGAGGGTGCTTACGAAATTATTCGCACCAGTTTTCGCATGTTTCCTTCTCTGGCGGATATTCAAACCTGCTTCATTTCGGCGGCCAAAACGATTCAGGCAACCGCCTCTCCGGATGTAGCCTACGACTATTTCTCCATAGACGACATCCCGTATCGACGAAAACTGTTGATTGACGGAAGTGGGCAGGTTGTTCGCCGGCCAATACCAGAGGGAGCCGAGGGCTATCACCTGCAAGTGCCGGATCACATGCGCCAGGATAAAGACTTCATTTCGGCAGAACAAGCGGTGGCGATGGGGTACATTGAAAAGAATATGTCGGCCTCTCTGGCAAAGAACGCGGAAGCGCGAATGCGCAATCGGTTCTCGAAGATCAAGAAGAATCTCGAAAAAGCCGATTTCGGAGCAAGCGTTCCGGAAGGCGACGATGCCGATGACAGCATGGCCGCGAACCCAGAAGAGCCGATCGACCTGGACGGGTTTGACATATGAATTTGGATGATTTCGATGCCCCGGACGAGGCCGTAGCTGTCCAGGAGGACAGAGCGCCGAGCCTTGAGGAAATCGAGGCCGAGCAAACCGATCGGATGCGCCGGTATCGTTCGGCACGGGACTTGATCGTGACGCCGGAGGTTGCGCGGGCTCTGCGGGATGGCTGGAAGGTGCGGGAGATAGCTGACGTGCTCGGGGTGTCGCCCCAGACGGTCAGCAGGCACATGAAAAGCGCGGACATGGCCGATCTCATAGACCGCGAAAGCCGGCGCGTCCTGCGGCATCTTACAAGGAAAAGTCTGGACAATGAGAAGTACCGCGACCTTTCCGTTGCATTGGGGGTGTTGATTGACAAGACAAGGCTATTACGGAATGAGCCGACGGAAATCGTCCGAGAAGAACGAACCTCGGTTGATAGATTGGAGATCCTACTTTTCGGAGGATCCGGAGGAAGCGGAGAGGGCAATCCAGTTATTGACGTTACTTCGGAGCCGGGGTCCGAACGCTTATCGGGACTACCTGAGCCGCCTCAATCGCTCGGACCGGCGCCGGGTGACGGAAGTTCTGATAGTGGCGACGAACCTGGAGGCGAGCCGGAGCCTTGAAGCGTTTGCGCGGCACGTCAGAACACGCGACGAACACAAGCACGGCGAGGAATCAACCCGGCCATTCCCTACCAGGGAGGAAAAGCCATATGTCTGGGACACGCTCGATACTTTCCAAACTGAGGAAATCCTTCTCATTGAGAAAAGCCGCCAGCTTATGGTTACATGGGAATGCTGTCTGTATGCGCTTTGGGTTGCGAAGTACCAGAAAAACCGGCTTGTATTTATCCAGTCCAAAAAAGAAGAAAGCGCCGCGAATCTGGTTTTCAATGCGGATCCCACCCAGGCGCGAATATCGTTTATGGAAACGAATCTCCCTGAAGAACTTCGGTCGAAAGTCACATGGTCATACGGTCGTGCGATTTTCACAGAGACGGGAAGCTCAATACAAGCAATCCCGGAAGGCGGCGACCAGATTCGGTCCTACACCCCGTCGCTTGTTATATCGGATGAGATTGCGTTTCAGCCGGAGTTTGAGGCGGCTTGGTCTGCGATAAAGCCCTGTATCGACGGCGGAGGGCAGTTTATTGGGGTATCGACGGCAAACAGTGGCGCCTACATGCGGCAACTCATCAAGGCTACCCTGGCTCCAAGCGTTTCTCCCATGAAGGGCGTCAAGCACTACGTCTCCGATTCAGGGATACCGTGTATGCGGGTGCACTACACCGCGGACCCGGAGAAAGATCCGGCAACGGAAGCCGGAAAGAAGTGGCTCGAAAGAGCGCTCAAAGGCTATCCGGGCGGGGTGAAGGCTTCCTCCTGGCGCCGGGAAATGGAAATCGACTGGGATGCCACGGGCGGCGAATTGGCATTCCCTCAACTTACAGAGTTTGAGCACATGATCGTGATCCCGCCGCACGAGATCCCGGAAAGTTGGTCGCTATATGGATCGTTTGATTATGGTCATCGAAATCCCAGTTCCTTCCACGTCTATGCTATTGACCACGACGGGAACATCACTGTCATATGGGAGTATTACATGGCCGGACAGGGATACCGGCGAACTGCGCGAACGATTCGAGGATGTCCGTTCTTTGATAAGTTGGCGTTTCCTCCAATCGCCGATCCGTCCATATGGGCGAAGAATCAGCAACAGGCCGGCGGAGACGACAACGACATGAAGTCGGTCGCGCAGTTGTTTTTCGAGTTGCCGGAAAACGAGCGCATCCTGTTTGTCCCCGGAAAGCGCGGCGGGGACATCACCGTTGCCGAGAAAATCAATGGCGACATGTGGAACGAAGAAGAATTGCGACAAGGCCGCCAGCCGCGGCTGCGCATCTTCTCTACCTGCCCGATGATGATATGGGAACTGAAGAAGCTGCGGTATCGGGATTACACGGCGATTATGCAGGAAACGCACAACATCAAAGAAGAACTGGTGGACCGTGACAACCACAGCTACGACGACCTGAAAATGTTCGTCACCATGTTCTTCAGTACGCCGCAATCGGCCGAGGAAGCCAAGCTCGAAAGTCTCCGCAAGATCGACCCGGTGAGCTATGCGGAATGGAAAGCCGTTGCCGAGAAGTTCGGAGAAAACAAGCAGTCTGAAAGCGGCATGGGAGAGTTCGTGTGAGATCGAAAAAGAAGCGCGTTTCCGACCCGGTACTTATGGCGCAGATTGCCGAGGCCAGGAAAGAAGCCAAGCGCAAAATCCTTCGATCCATGTACGTCAAAACGAAGGACGCTGTTTCGCGTGAGATCATCGTAAACGAGGCGCTCGATATTCCACAGGTCGGGCGTAGGCGCATTATCATTGACGGAGGGGAATAGTATGGGCGGGAAGGGCAAGTGGCTGAACCTGGGCGCATGCGACGATATTCGGAAATACTTCGACAACGTAGACCTGTCTTTTCCGGCGGCAATGTACGAGAAGTTCGCTGAGGACAGAGACACCGTTTTGACGGTTGCCGACCTGAACAAGCCGTGGCCGTGGGCCGATGGAACGGTAGATTACATCCTGGCGCTGGACGTCATTGAGCACTTGCAGGACAAGATTCACACCATGAACGAGGCATGGCGGGTGATGAAGAACGGGGGCATCTTCCATATCGAAGTGCCAACGACCGACGGCATGGGGGCGTTTCAGGATCCGACGCACGTTTCGTTCTGGAATCGCAATTCGTTCTTCTACTTCACCGACGGGGATCCGCACCGCGTTCGGTTTGGCGAAGCCTACGGGATAACCGCCAAATTCAAGTTGCTCAAGTACAAGCACCAGCGCCTTGACGATAACGTAATCAAGCTCACGATCTCCCTGGAGTGTGTGAAATGACGAACATTCTTGCTCGATGGGAAGAAATAGAACGGCTGCGGGGTGGTGGCTATGTCAGGCCGAAGTTTGCCACCTTGCACACCAGCGACGTCTGCAATCAGAACTGCCTCGGCTGCGCCTACGGCGGGAAGCATGCCGGGGCGAAAATGAAACAAGAAGCCCATTGGGGCGCAATCAACCTCCTGATGGATTTCGGGGTCCAGTCGTTCGAGTTCTGCGGCGGAGGGGAGCCGACCCTCCTGGACTACCTGCCGCAGTTGATTTCCTACCTCGGCATGAATGGCCGTGGCGTAGGCCTGATGACGAACGGCACGCGCTTGACCGGGCACCTGAAAGAGGCGCTCTGCGAGTGGGGAACCTACGTTCGCATTTCCATGGAGACGGCCCAGCCGGGCAAATATGTCCAGTACAAGCGACCTCAGGATCCGCATGAGTTCGACAAAGTCGTTGGGGCCATCAAGTCATTGATCGAACTGCGCAACCAGAAGCATTCGGCATTGCAGGTGAGCATCAAGTATTCGGTGGGGAAAAGCATCCGCGGCCACCTGCATTACATGGAGGCGTTTGAGCAAGCCATGAAGCTCGACGTAGACCGCGTGAGCTTCGGGTTTCTCCGGCACGATCCGGAGGAATTAACGGACGCCGATAAATGGCGCGAGTATGCCATCTATTGCCGGATCCGCGAAGACTATCCGTCGGTGGAGGCGCACGACACGCTTCGGCCCGTCGAGCCAAAGGATGTCCCTCAGTGCTGGCTCAACCCACTGCATATCGTCATGGACCACAACGGCGATTTGTATATGTGCTGCTACTACTACTTCCGAAAAGCCGAGCATTGCATCGGGAATATCTTCGATGACGACCTGCGGGAGACGTGGCTCGACAACGAGCACCGCGCCAAAATCGAGGCAATTAAGCGCGAGGAATGCGCCAAGGTCGGGTGCAAGTTCTTTGCGCACCACGCTGCCGTTCAGAACGCTTTCCCGCGAAAGAGGGCTTATTTTCTATGATCGTTCACGTCTACTGCATTGTCAGGAATGAAGCGCTGATGCTCCCGTACTTCTTCCGGCATTACGACAAGTTCACGTCGGAATATTTCATCTACGACGACAATTCCGACGACGGAACCCGGGAGATCGTCCAGGCGAACCCGAAGGCGCACCTTTGTCCGGTCCCACTGGCTGGGCTCGACGACGTGATGTTTGCGGAGCTTTACCGCGACGAATACAGGAAGCGAAGCAGGGGAAAGGCGGATTGGTGCATGGCACTCGCCGCGGACGAGTTCATCTATCACAAAGGCGACGTGATGGACGAGTTGGAGTTTTACGCTGAGACCGGGTACGACCTGATACGCGCCCAAGGGTTCCAAATGATTGCAGACAAGCCTCCGGAACTGGGCATCCAGATTTACCATGAGATCAAAACAGGGGTTCCGGATGCACGCTACAGTCTCGCCGTAGTTTTCAACCCCCTTATCGACGTTGAGTTCGGCCACGGGAGGGAGCAAACGATTTGCCCCCTGGGCGCCAGGATCGCGGATGAAAGTTCGCTCCGGCTCCTGCACTACCGCTTCCTGGGCGAGGACTATATTCGCGAACGCCACGCCCGCAATTACGCCCGGTTGACCGAGAAGAACAAGGCAATGGGGTACGGAACGCACACGGCGCCGGATTATGCCGGCGAGTACGATCTGGAATGGTTCAGAATCGCCAGGAAAGGAGCAAAGCCATGTTTGGGTTGAGACTTACCACCCGGCGCGAATTGATGCTGTTCGCTGCCGAGATCGAGGATTTACGGCTGGAACGGGAGCGGCTTCGAGGTCAGGTAGAGGCGGAGAGAAAGCGGGCGGATGCCGCCATAAACGCCCTCTTGATTCGGACGCAAAAGCTGGCACTCACACCAGAAGCGCCGGCTCTCACAGAAGAACAAGAGGAAGCCCGCAACACCCGGATACTTGATATATTCGGCGAAACCATGCAGGAAGACGAGCTTATCGAAAGGATTCAAAATGACCGATCGTGATGAACCGATTCTCCCTGAAGCGCTGAAAAACGAGTCGGAGAACTCCACCAGGGCGTCAAACGCAACGAAGATATTCTTCGGGCTCCCGACCCTGAGCGGCATCAATACCGCGCTCATTATCAACCTGTTTGGCTGGGCCAGGAACCCTGACATCGCCCCCATCTACCATTTCGCAATCGAAAAGCGCCACCACGACCACGCCCGCAATAGCTTGGTCGCCGAGTTCCTCTCGACCGATGCGGAATGGCTCGCCATGATCGACGAGGACGTGTGCCCGCCCCCGCAATTCCTCGACCTGATCAAGCATGGGAAGGACATCGTTTCCGCCAAGGTCCATTGCTGGATCAACGGAGAGTTGATGCCGTCGGTCTGGCAGTTGGCCGAATGCGAACAGTGCAAATGCCTCAAAGTCTTCATGGAGAAAGGGGAGGTTCACGACCCCTCACAGTATTACGTTGCCTCCGGGGAAATCATGTACCGCTGGAATCCCGATCGGCAGGACTATGAGCCCTTTGCTACCCGGGATGGATTGGTCGAAGGCAAGACATGCCGCTGCCGAGGTACGGGGATGGACCCCTGGGTGTTTCGGACGTACCAGAAGCCGTTTGACGTCGACAATCTGCTCAAGGTCGATTCGGTCGGGACGGCCGCGCTGTTCATTCACCGGAGGGTCTTCGAGAAAATGACCGCGCCGTGGTTCCAGTTCTACTACAAAAAGGACCGGAGCATACTCCTGACCGAGGACCACTACTTCTGCTGGAAGGCTGGCCTATTCGGGTTCGATATCTGGGCCGACATGAAAATGACGTGCAGCCATTACAAGAAAGTGGACCTTGCCGGAGTGGAATATCGCATGTTCAAAGCCTTTGAGGCTGGCGTCGAATACCAGAAGAAAAAGGACGAAAAGCCCGAAAAGCGGGTAGTCCTTCCTACTGCCAGCGACTTTGATATGATCGTTAAGCCCGGCAGGCGCATCGGCGGATAATGGTTGATCTAACCTGAAATGGTGGTAAGCGAATAGCATGGCCAAAAAATACGATTTAGACGCGATAAGGGATCTGTACCAGAAGCAATGCTCTGTCAATCAGGGCGAGCGCTACGGATACGAACGCGACTGGTATCGGAATATTCTCTATATGCTGGGGGTCCAATGGATCACCTACGCGCCAACTGGAAGGACGTGGCGGGCGCGGAAGATGCCGAAATGGGTTCCCCGGCCGGTCACGAACAAATTCGCGGCAATCGCGGCAAGCATCATCCAGGTCTTGTCCCAGCGAGAGCCGTCCGTATCGGCGCGGGCGGCCACTGATGAGCCGGCCGACCTTGCGGCCGCCATGGTTGCGGATCGGGCGCTTCCCGTAATTCTTCAGGAAGCGGGGGACGAGGAAGCCCGCAACATGGCGGCCGCATGGCTCGCGCTCACTGGAACCGTTGTGCTTCACCCGTGTTACGACAACGACCCCATTTACGGCACAACCTTCGCCCAGAAGTCAAAGTGCGGGATCTGCGGGGCCATCTTCCCTCCAGAGGAAGTGCCTATCGGCGGGAAGTGCCTGGAATGCGGCAAGTACACCGATCCTGCAATCGACGAAACCGGGAACCCGATCGGCGACGACCTGCCGAATGGTCGGGTGAAAATTGAGGTATTTTCCCCGTTCGAGACGTTCCTCGACCTGGAAGGGCGCCAGCAATCCGAAATCCAGCGGATCACCGTCCGGAGGCGCTATCCCATTGACGTCATTCGCAGACGGTTCAACAACCCCGACATACAGCCGGACAATTCGAGCAATACCGGGGGGATGCTGGGGCTCAATCTCCTTCGAGCAATAGCCTATGCCGCCACTTCCGGCGGCGGAGGGCTCGGATACGCGGCCGGCCGATCGGGAGACGACGACCAGTACGTTACGGTCGATTGTTTCTGGCATCGGCCCTGCACGGACTACCCTGAAGGGCTGGTGGCATATTTCGCCAACGACACCCTGATAAACGAGGACACGGTATCGGACGGGATCCCGTACCGTGACCGCAATGGGAAGCCGCTATGGCCTTGGCATATCATACAGTTCGACCAAGTTCCGGGTCGGACATTCGGCCGGACACCGCTTGACGACGTGGCGCCAAAACAGGAGCAACGCAACAAGCTCGAAAGCCTCATGCAGCTGATCGTCACCCGGTGCGCCAGCCCGCAATGGCTGGTTCCCAAAAACCTCGGCATTTCAGAAATAACCGGGGATCCGGGACAGCAAATCGAATACAACTGGACCATGGACCGGCAGAGCAAGCCGGAGCGCATTTCCGGGGAAAACATCCCATCAAGTCTCATGGCATGGCTGGAGAAGATCGACTCCGACATGAACGAGGTCTCCGGGGTCTTCGAGGTTCTCAAGGGCAACGCGCCGGCCGGAGTCACCGCGGGGACCGCTCTGCGCCTCCTGCTGGAACGGGCGCTCACGCGCTACACTCCGGTAGCAAGACGCTACGAAAAGGGCTGGGAAGCGTGCGTGCGCGACCTGCTTGCCATTTTCCAGCAATACGCGATTGACGAGCGGGTCATGAAGATCGCCGGCCCCGGGAATACCTGGGAGATCGAGCGGTTCTCCCGCGCCGACATCCGCGGATCCATCGACGTCGTGGTGGAGCAGGGGTCCAGCCTCCCGAAGTCTCAAGTGGGCGAACAAGCGCTGATAACAGACTTGGTCAACATGCAGTTGATCGACCCGACGAATCCGGAGACGCAGTATAAGATTCTCGAACGGTTCGGTTCCACAAGCCTTCTGGGAGACACGGATTCCAATATCCGGGCGGCCCAGCGGGAGAACTGGGATCTCGAAAACGAGGACATTCCTCCGGAACTTGACCTGCTCATCGACCTGCATCAAGTTCACCTAAACATTCACAAGCAGCTTGCCCTCAAGTCAGACTTCAAGCGCTGGCCTGAGGAAAAGAAGCAGGTGCTTCGCCAGCATATCCTGGAACACATGATGGCTGCGGCGCCGCCCCAGCCTCCCGGGCCGATGGATGGCGCCATGATGCCCGGAGCCGGGCCGATGGGTGTGGGGGCTGCCGAGGGTATGGGTGGGCCGCCAAAACCGGGTCAGTCGGCCGCTGCGGCCGGTCCCGACCAGGGCGAACCGGGCATGCCGCCCGACATAACACAGGCGCCGCCTTCCGGCGGGGTCATGTAGGAGTCCTCATGAAAGGCGTTGTCGGCACCTTTGAACGAACGACGAAACCTAAGCTCCAGAGACAGGACAGTGCCATAAAGCGTTCGCTGAGAAAGGCGATGGCACGCGGGCGGAAGTTCCGGCCCGCGGCGCCCAAACTACCCGACCGGGTCAGGTAATGGCGCGGACTACCCGGGGATACCACTCGAAGAAATCCCCCCAGGGAAGGGTATGGGGTGGCACGGCAACCCATTGGCGGAAGCCAGAGAAGTGCTCGTACTGCGGCTGCAAAATAGACGTCAGTGCCGAATACTACATCGACTTTCGGCCCACAGGAAAAAACTTCAAGTTGCACCCGTATCTTGCTTGTTCACAATGCGCAAAGGAGTATTTGCTTTATGAGAGAGACGTTTGCGGTGGTGATTCTAAACCGGAACCCGGAGCTTGCCCGAAGGCTTATCTTGTCCATAAGACAGACGCACGCAAGGTTCCCCCGGGTGGTGGTGGTGCGCGACGGGCACCAGGAGGGGTTCGGCCCCGGAGTCGAAACGGTGCAAGGGGTTGAACCGTTTATCTTTTCCCGCAATGCCAACATCGGCATCAATCATGTTGGCGACCTCGACGTGATTCTCTGCAACGACGATACCGAATGCGTCAATCAGGACGCCTTTGAGCGGCTCGCAAACCTCGCGTCCAGGCACAACGTCGGGTTGCTGGCCCCGTTGATTGACGGTGGCGTAGGGTGCGATTACCAGCGCTTTCCGTTGGGGTACGCCGAGATCGGCGCCGCCTGGGACTACCCCTTCTTCGACTTCGAGGGGACCATCTGTTTCCCCTGCGTCTTCATATCACGGAAGGCTATCAGGGAAGTCGGGCTTCTGGACGAAGACTATGTCGATTACGGATTCGACGACGACGACTACTGCATTCGCATGAGGGACAAGGGCTTCCGTACCTGCATCACCCCCCGCATCGTCCACAAGCACGGGTCCGGCGGCCGGGATCTTCTCCGCGGCCAGAACTGGTCGTGCAGTTTTGCCAAAAATGGCCCGCAGAAAACGAATCTGGAAGTGTTCCTCCGCAAGCATCCCGACATGGCCGGGAAGTTCAGATAGAATAAAAAAGGCTTGACCTATCGTAAAACTGTGGTTTCCTGAAACTGGTGGCGGATAATACCGCCGGTTTCGGAAACCTCACGTTACGAGGGTCAAATGGCAAACGAAGAGGACGTAAAGAATACCGAACAACCGTCCGGTTCGGAAAACGATTTATCCGGTAAGCCCAATGATGGCGCGGGCCAGGGGGCCGATACCTCCGATGGCGCTGCCGGCAAAACCCCTCAGTCAATCCCCTATTCCCGATTCAAGGAAGTCAACGACGAGGCGAAACAGGCCAAGCAGGTAGTGGACTGGTATCGTCAGAACATTGGCGACCCCGATGATGTCCTCGAATTTCGCAAGTGGAAGCAGGAAACGCTTTCGAAGGCGAAGCAGGACGAATCGGCTGGGGATATTTCTCCAGAAAAGCTCGCCCAGGTACGCAAGCTCATGCGAGCCGCCGATCCCGAATATGCACAAATGCTGGAGGATCGGACGGCCCGGGAGCAAGAGCGCATCGAGGCGCAACTGGACGAGGCTGAGGAAACCATCCGCGACCTCGCAAAATCAGCCGGGTTCCCCCAGGACGAAAAAGTCGTCGCCCGCATCGCCGCTCATATCATGGCGGAAGTCGATGCCGACGAGACCCTACTCCGTCAATGGCGAAGCGGCAAGACCTCCTGCCTGAAGAAAGCCTTCGATCGCTATGTGGAGGAATACATCACTCCCGTGCGGAAGGTGGCCGACAGGCAGAAAAGCGACATCGCGGACAGGCGCAAAATCGCTCGGTTGCCCTCGCTCCCATCGGGTGGGTCCGCGTCCAGCATCAAACCTCAGCCGAGATCGGCAGAGGACCGCGGCATCAACAAGAAAACCCATGAGGACGCTTGGGCAGTTCTCCAAGAACACCTAAACGATTAAGAGGTAACAAGTCATGGGTCAGACACTTACCGCGTTCGATGCCGTACTCAAAGAGGTTTACGGCCCTCGCGTCGAAGAACAGTTGAACCAGAAAAACCCCCTGTCCGAGTACATCGACGAAAACGACTCGATGGACTGGACCGGCCGTGAAGCGGTATTCCCGATTCACGTCGGCAGGAACCAGGGCGTCGGCGCGGCCGCCGAAGGGGATCCGCTCCCCTCCGCCGGCCAGCAGTCGTACGCCACCGTCAAGATTCAGGCCAAGTACAACTACGGCCGCATCGAACTGACGGGGCAGGTCATCAAGGCGTCCCTCCAGAGCAAGGGTGCGTTTACCCGGGCCATGGAGTCCGAAATCGCCGGGCTGGTGAAGGATCTCGCCAATGAGCGCGAGCGCCAGAACTTCAGCGCCGGCAACGGCGTCCTCGCCCTCATCAACGGGACGCAGACGTCCACCACCAACACCACGTTCCTGGTCGATTCGCCCTACGGGGTGAGCCCGACCACGAACGGGGCGCGGTTCCTGGAGCGCGGCGCCTACTACGCCGTCATCAATGCTTCCTCCGGAACGGTAGAGGGAACCTTCACCTGCGGCAACACGATCTCGTCCACGGGCGGGTACATCGTGGCAAGCGCCGTGAGCGCCGGCGTAACCTTCTCCGACAACGCCTACATTGTCCGGAACAAGCAGGTGGCCGGCATCGTCACCGACGGCTCCAAAAACTCCTACAACAAGGAGACCATGGGGCTTCTGGGTCTGATCGACGACGGCACCTACGCGAACACGCTGTCGAACATCAACCGGACCACCTACCCCATCTTCAAGAGCTACGTCATTTCCAACGTGGGCGCCCTCAGCCTGGACGCCATTCAGCGCGGAATCGACGCCTCCGACGAAATGGGCGGCGGGGATTTCGGGGCGAACGGGGTCTTTTTCACCGGGTACGACACCCGGCGCGAGTACCTCAAGCTGCTCCAGGCCGATCGTCGGTACTCCGGCGTCGATCTGTCCAAGCCGGACGGCGGGACCAAGCGCGCCGCCCTCAAGAGCGGCGGGGAAATCACCTACGGGGACCGTCCCTGGAAGGTATCGAAAAAGGCGCCCTATGGCACCCTGTTCGGGATGCTCAAGGGCTCCATCACCCGGTACATCAACGTCCGCGGCGAGTGGGCGGACGAGGATGAGCGCATCATGCGCAACGTCTCCGGGTACGACAAATGGGAAGCGTTCTACCGGATCTTCGACAATTACCACATGGACCGGCCGAACGAGGGCTTCCGCCTGGATGGCATCACCACCAGCCCGGCCATCCTTCACGAATAACCTGAGGCCAATATGACGCGGATCGTCAACACATCGAAAGAAGCCTTCGAGTTCCAGTTCAATGGGCAGGTCTTCGGGCCGTATGCGCCCGGAGAGCCGGTGGACCTCCCCTACGAGGTCGCCATGCACGGAATCAAGCGGAGCCAGTATCTTGACGAAATGGGCAACCCGCTCGGTTTCCGCATGGCGCTTCTGGACGAGGCCAAGCTCGACCCCCAGATTGCCAAAAGGCTCTTGGTCTACGAGTGCCCCATGGTGAAAGCCGGGGAATGCAACGTGAAGCCTTTCAAGAGCGTTGACGAACTCCGCGCTCATATGGAGTCTCACTGGGCGGCAGACGCGAAGAAAGCAGACCTGCTCGCCCAGGCAGAGGAAGCTACCAAGCCGACCCGCAAGTAGCGGTTCGGTCAACAATGTCCTGATGCGCCCACCGCCGGGGCAAACAGGGAGGGGGGTTCTGGGAAGCGGGGACGTCATAAACCCCCGGATCGGTTCGACTCCGATCTCCCCTCCCAACTAAAATCCGACCCCTGTGGGGCAAACTACTTAGGGAGTATCCACAATGGGAATCAGAGTAAAGAACCTCACCAACATCATCATCCCCCTCCGCGTTTCCAAAACGCTCACAGCCACGGTAAACGCCGATTGCGCCATCATCCCGTTTGATGGGCGCATCAGCAACGTCTTTGCCGCATGCTCGTCCGGCGGGGGCGGGAAAACGGACAGCGTTCTGGATGTGAACCTGAACGGCACCACCATCTTCGCCGACGCCACCAAAATCACCCTGGCTTCAACCACGGGAACGCCGTCCTACAGCGCCCTGTCCTCGACCCCGATGAACGTGACGGCCGGCAGTATCCTGTCCCTCGACGTCGATAAGGTCTCCACCAACCCCATCAATGCGATGGTCAACGTGGTTGTCACCAAAAGCGGCGTCAGTGCGAACGGCAACGCTTCCGACCACAACGAGGTTCTCTAGGCAAGGGGGTGATTTATGGCAAAAGCCCCCGAGTGGTTCCTGCGGGAACTGAAAGCCTTCGATGAAGACTTGCGGGTGCGTTGGAGTCCCAGGACGGAAACCTTTCACCTGGAGCGCCGCGTCACCCGCGGTCTTCACCCGGGGACCATCAGAAACGATGGCTGGCACGACGACTACATCCGTGCCCAGGACGGCTATATTCTCGTCGGCACCATCCGGCCGGGCTTGTTCGCCCGGTCCATCTTCGACCGTCTCCGTGCGTCCGACTTGTGGGCGAACGGTGGCTGGGAGAAAGTGGCGAGATCCATCGAGGAAGCTGAGGAAGCCGAGGAAGCCGAGAACTGGGCGAAGTTCCGCGAGAGCTTGCGGGAAGAAAGCCGCGAGGTCTACGACTTCATCAAGATTCGTGACGGCCGGACAATCTTCAATGCCGGGTGGGTGTAATGTCTACCAATCAGGATCTTATTACGCGGGTCCGGTCGGTCATCCATGAGCCGATCACCGTCGATCATCCTCGCAGAACCGATGCGGAAATCCTCCAATGGTTGCAGGATGGGCAACTCGACTATGTGGGTCGCGTGCCGGCGGAGAATTTCCCGGAGCTTACGACCTCGCAGACGTTCTCCGGGAGCTCCGTCGCCCTGCCGGCCGACTACTTCATGTTTCATGGCTGCACGGTGTCCCACACGCTTTCTGGCACCGTGACGGCCAGGGACGAGTGCTTCCTGCTCCACCCCGGGGACAGCTACCTGCCAAACAATTACCCGGGACTCATGGGAGCGTGGGCGCAAGTCACCGGGAGCACGTTGACGTGCGGACCGTATGTTTACGGCGGGACGCTGACCTACCTGAAGACCCCAGCGACGATTTCTTCGTCTGCCGGGACGTTCCCCCTGTCCGTCGAGCATGAGGCGGCCGTGGTGCGGTACGCGGCGGCGATGGCCCTTCTGAAGGTCAATGACGCCGACTCCGATTACTGGATGAACCAGTACGAGGCGGCCGTTGGGGCAAAGGGCGGGGAGCGGATGTCGAAAGAGATTGAGAGGGCATAATGGACGTACTCAAGACAATGCTCACGATGGTCCGCACGCGGCTGCGCGATTTGCGCGTCCGGACCTTCCCCGAGTACGAACTGATCTCCTTTCTCAATGAGGGGAAAAACGAGGTCGTCAAGATCATTCGTCAGGCCGACGAAAACTTCTTCGAGACGACGACATCGGTAACGATCTCTGCGACTACGGCCCCGAACAAGTCCTCAATCACCCTGCCGGCCGACTTCGCAACCCTCCGGAATCTGAGCATCACGACCGTCGGCATGGAGTCAACGCAGTTTTACTTTATGAGCCAGTCCGATCGGCGCTTCCAGGATGCGGCCATTGCCGGCGGATCCTTTGCCGGTGGAGGGAGCGCGTTTTACTACGACTTCGTCGGGTTAAACGAGATTATCCTTTCGCCCGGCGCCGACGTGGAAATGGCGTGCCGGATGGATTACATCCGAATGATCCCCGACATGATGTTCCCGAGTTCGTACCCGGAGGGAGTGCCCCCGGAGCATTACGATTTCATCGTGACATGGGCTGTCTGCGAGGGTCTTCGGGCGCAGAACGACGCACGGCTCGGTGACTATCTCTCAAAGTTGGAGTGGCAGAAAACATCGCTTATCAATTCCGTGAACACCCGACAGTCGAAAGAACCGAAGTTCGTCCGGGGATACATGGAAGATGAGGGTTGGGATTAAACCATGGCGACTCAGGAATATCTCGAAACCTCCAACGACAGCCTGGGCGGGCTCGTCAACGGCGCGAACGTGCTGTTCACGCTTTCCCGGGAGCCAGACGCGGGGTCTGTCATCGCCATCGTGAATAATACCGTGGTCGGCTTTGCGCGGTCAGGACTGGAGATCACGCTTGGAGTCGCGCCCCAGGTCGGAGATACCGTGGTCGTGCGCTACACGACGAACGCAACCCCTTCATAGGAGTCTGTGACATGAAGACATCAATCTGCCGCATCGTCGCCATGCTGGCCGTAGCGGCCTCAATAATTGCAGTCGTCCCGCCGGCCCCGGCAACGGACTACACAATCGGAGTCGGGTTTCTGCCGACGATGCCCCTGCGACATGCCGCCGGGAGCGTTGCCGTTACCTCAGAGCTTTACAGCGGGAATATCGGGGTGGTGACGATCTCCTATGTGGCCGACGCTTCCACCGCTACGGTTCCATCGGTCGATCTGGCCCCGTTTATGAGCGCTTTCCATGGGTGGTTCCTGTTCAAGA